CATGCCGACACCCGCGTGCCCAGCACGCCCCGCCACGCGGCCACCGCCGGCGACCGCCCATGGTGCACCAACCGATAGAGACACGTCGTAGTCTCCAGCGCCTCTACGAACCCGTCCGCACCCGCACGGTCCACCTCGAGGAACCACGACGCCGGTAGCCCGCGCGCCTCGGGACGACGCCCCACCGACCCCGCGTCCCATACCACCGCGTGTAGGCCCCATAGGTTCCCGCTCCCACCATGCCATCCGATCGACCGGTGCCACAAGCTACCGGCCACGCGCCGAGCGTCACCCTGGAACGCCGGCGGCGATGCCAACGGACGGAACGGAGCACGCGTAGACAGTGCTTCACCTAACGCGTCCGCGACCGCGCCAGGAAGGAACGCCGACGCGGCCAGCTCCCGCGCCTCGGGATCATCCGACGCGGCTAACGCGTCGACCGCGTTCGCATAGCCTCGGACCAGTGCGCCGATACGGTCGGCGCGCCTTCCGTTAGTGGTACTCATGATTTGCCTACCCTTCCGACGCGTCACGCGCCGTAACTACACGCCGGCGAGGATCGCCGGCGAGACCATTAGAGACCAGGCGCCACGCGCCCACCACCGCGCCGGCGACCGCCGGCCCCACAATGCAACCCGCGACGACCGCCAGGACCGCCCTAGCGCCCATAGGGACCGCCGCGAGACCATCCGACAGCGTATTACCCACCGCGCCCGCACATATCGCCGACAGCGCCGGCGACCGCCACCGCGCCGGCATCCATACGCGGTCCAGGCTAACGCCGGCGACCATTGCCAGTACCAGGACCGCGTTATCCACGATCCCGAACCAGACCAGACCACTAGCGCCCATCATGCGACCGACCGAACGAAACCGTGAGAATCGGCCGCGGTCGCCCCATTAGCGGGCCGCTTAAACCGTAGACCAACGATTACACCTAGTTCCGATCCCAGGGTTCGGTCGTCTGAGAGATCCCCGTCGACCACCGGTCGACCGAATAGGACCGCGGGCAACGGTGCACCCTTAGGAAGGTCTAGCGCCACCGCGACCGATCCGAAGTGATCGACCTTGCCGCGGATAGTTTCGTCGTCGTCACGTTCCGAAACGCTACCAACTAGCCGGTACCCTGGCAGGCTAGAACGCTTGCGAATTGGCGCCTTGGTATAGTCGTAAAGAGTGACGCCTGGAATACTCATTAGTCCAGGCGCTATTAGTTCCCAACGTAGATCAGAAACGATATTAGGACGAAAGTTTATCGGCCCATCTAGCCGAACCCGCGTCCGTATTTCGTCTGCCATTCTGGCAATAAATCCCGCGGGATGAGCTGCCAGGAGCCGCGTGCGCCATTCCCTGGCCCTAGTCACACTGTCATAGCGTCCGTTGCCACTAGTGGACAAGCATACGGACCTGCATCCAGGCGTCGACCACGGGCAAGTATTCCATTTGCCACTCGTCGCGGCCGGCGACAGTGACAAACCATACGAAGGCCGATCACTTTTCCCCAGCTTGTCATTATCGGTAGTGATCAACGGCGCCGCGCAACGCTTGAATCCCTGCGCAGCGCGGTAGTCGCCCATCACCGCGTCAAAAGCGCGGGAAGCCTCCCGCGACATAGGCGCTACCGAGAATCCTCCCGACGGCGCCGACGCGACCAGGTGACGATCCAGGGAACGTACCGCGGTCATCGCCGCCGCCCATCATCATCATGGCAATCGCACACCGTGAAGCATGTCGAAACCCCGTATTCGTTCGACAGAATCGCGCATTCATTTTCCAGGGCCATGTCATAGGCACCTTCAACCGCGTCGTCGTCGTAGTCTGGTTCCTCGTCGTGATCGCACAGGTAGGCGTCAAGCTGGATGCATGATCGCCATTCCTCCCGCAGGTCGGCGACAGTCGACGCCGACCAGTCGCGGCCGGCGTGCTCGCCATCATGATCATGCAGGTGCAGTAGTAGCGCCCGATATGTGATCCGTTCGTTATCCATGCCTACCCTTCCAGTCTGCCGGCGCGGTCGCCGGCGCCACGTCATCATGACAGCTTGTCGACAGACTGTCAACATCCGATACCGCGGACCGCCCACAACTAGACGCTCGGGAGCTTTTCTAGACGTAAGGGTTACGCGTCGCCGGCGAGCGTTCGGCGCCCATCGCCGGCGCCTGGCAGACGATAGGACGACCGGCCAGGGCGACCAGGACGGCCAGGACGACGGATCCGACCTAGAACGTCTGCCTATCCCCGATCGAACGCATGTTCTGGCGGCCGCGTGCATAATGGGCGCATATCAGGCATCCGATAGGGGAGGGGACAGGCCAGGCCCCGCCATTCCGCGGAATCCTTGTCAAGATAATGTCTATTATCTTTACAACGGGGCAGGATCAGCAGTCAGCCGGCCTCGGCCGTGCAGGCGCAGGCGCCGGCGCACCAGGCGCTCGAGCGATCAAGAGTTCGGCCGACCACCCCCCGAGGGGGGGCGGGGGGTTCGTGTACCTATATGTATAGATAACTAGAGACAGTGCGTGCTCATCCTGGAAGTCGTTGACGATGGGTCAACATTCCTGTACATGCATGCCACCTGTGGGCAGCATTTACATCTGATGACACCCCGCCGTTGTTGGGGTGTCTTCTGATATCTGATATCTGATATCTGATGCCCCCCTCAGTGATGTGTTCGTGCTGTCCCACATGGGACGTGTCGGGTTTGTAGTGGAGGTGTTGGCATGCCGCAGAATGCTGGTGGTCGTGGTTGGTTGGTGGGTGCGTCTGGGGAGCGTGAGATGCCTGGTCTTTGGGCGGAGTTGTTGGAGTGGTTGCTTTTGGGGCCTGAGCGGAGTCCGCGTACTCAGAAGGAGTGGGCGGATGGTCGCGATATTCATGTTGATTCGTTGCGGCGCATTAAGCGTGATCCGAGGTTTGTGAAGGAGTGGGATCGTCGGTGTGCTGAGTTGAATATTCATCCTGAGCGGACTCAGTCTGTGATTGATTCGTTGTTTCGTCAGGCGGCTGATGGGGATGTGAAGGCTGCTTCTCTGTATTTGCAGTACATCGATAAGTTCACGCCGAAGCGGCGTGTCGTTGTTGATGATGAGCGTGCTGCTTCTGGTTTGTCGGATTTGGAGCTGGCTGATGAGTTGGAGGCTTTGGTCGTTGAGTTTCGTGATGTCGGTGCGGAGGTTGAGGTGGAGAGCGTTGAGGGTTAGTCGGGCTGGGCGGATGCGTTTGTTGCGGGAACGCAGGTCGTGGGAGCGTGCTAAGGTGCGTCGTGAGGTGTTTGCGATGCACGCTGAGGGGTTGCGGTGCCATGTCGGGTCGTGTTGTGTGGGGTGGCTGTGAGTCCGTTTGATGGTAATGAGCTTCTTGAGTGGCGTGAGGAGGCGTTTGGTGAGCACCCGATTTTGGGTCCGTGGGGTGATCCGTTTCATGGCCCTGAGTCTGACGTGGTGTTGGAGTGTGGTGTTGAGACTCCTGAGTCGTGTGAGGCGTGCGGGTGAGGGTGTGGGTGGCGTGTGTCTCGGTGACCGTCCTGTTCGCGTTTATTGCCTTCATGGTTTGGGGTTTGGGTCGGACGTTACAGTCGTTGTTCGAGTAGATGAAAGTTTGGATCGACCAGGATCTTTGTACTGGTGACGGGATTTGTGCAGAGATTTGCCCGTCGGTGTTTCAAATGCATGATGACGGTTTGGCTTACGTTAAGGAAGCGGAGTGGAAGTCGATTGCTGGCCCTGATGTATCTAAGGGGGAGCCGTTGTTGAAGATGGCTTCGGGTCTTGCGGTGATTCCTGAGGGGGATTTGGATGCTGTGATTGAGTCTGCTGAGGAGTGCCCTGGGGAATGCATTTTCATTGAGGTGGGTTGATGTCTGACGTGTGCTGGCAGTACAGGAAGGGTTCGCCGCGTCGCGGTGAGCATGCTTGGAGGGGATGGGAGTCTCGTACGGCTCCGTCGTGGTGGTCGTGGGAAGAGTGCCGGCATTGCGGTCGGATGCGTAATGTCTCGCCTCGGTGAGCTTCGCCAGGAGGCGGAGTGGCGTAAGTGTGTTCGTAGTGAAAAGTATTTCCTTGAGCATTACTGGTATATAGCTCATCCTGCTGAGGGGCGCATTTTGTTCAAGTTGCGGTCTGCTCAGGCGGAGGCTTTGGAGCATTGGGGGGAGAACCGGTATTCGTTGTCGTTGAAGGCCCGTCAGATTGGGTGGACGACTTTGGTTGCCGCCCACCAGTTTTGGTTGGCGTTCTTTACACCTGATCAGAACATTATTGATTTGTCTCGCACTGAGCGTG